CAGACATGAGTGTTTCAAAGACAAACTACGACGACGAAAAGAGGTTTTCCAAGGAGAACGTCTCGCTTTCAAAGGATTTTCCGGTAAAGTACGCCACCTTCAACGCATACCAAATGCGCGACTTGATTATAAGGAAGTTGATTGAAGACCCGGCTACAAGGGACTAGGTATATCCAGGTTCCAACATAGCGATATTGGTTGACCTGGTTGCCACGATGTACCAAACCTTGACATACCAGTTGAACCACGCGGCGTCCGAATCCATGTTCAGCCAATCGCAATACTACGAGAACATCGTTCGCATAGCGAAGTTGCTGGGCTACAACGCCCAGGGCATAACGCCATCAACGGCGATGTTCCGAATTGAAAACGCAGGAGAACTTGTAAAGGCAAACCTTGACAAGGAAGTTAGCATACCACCATTTTCGCTTGTGACAACAAGCGGCGGAAAATACTATTCCTATTCGCCCTACAGGTGGCAAAGCTGCATAATCCCTCGGAACTTGGATGAAGATGAACCCTATGACATTGTTCTGCACAATGGTATGTGGAAAAGATACCAAACCATCTTCACACCGAACGGCTCCGACTTCGAGACGTTCGTGATGCCAATGGTGAGAAGCGAACTGGCGGAGCAAAAATACGCCACAACCTCACACATCTTCGCCGTGGAAGTCATAAAGAAAATGATGCCAGACAACCCCAACGAAGTTGATTGGACGCAAACCACCATAAACATCTTCCACCCAACAAACGCGGGATTGTTCAAGGGGCTTCCCAACATGAACGACACCGACCAATTGCACAATTTCTTGTACAATGGCTTGGGAGGCGACGACTGCAACGTGTTCAACGTTGAACTGAACGAGATAAAACAACTGGTATTGAAATTCGGTGATGGCATCACAACCAAGAAACTCACGCCAAATTCTGAACTCTACGTGTTTTATCTGGAAACGCAGGGCATGGATGGGGGAGTTCAACCGAGTGCATCGGAATTGGAGTTCCAGCACGGTCCCGCCTTGTTCAACATAAGCGAAGAACTTTACAGAGCCATATTCGGAGAGGACGCATACAACGTAACGGAAATCTCTTGCAAGGTTCTTACCGGTTCAACGTCCGCAATGCAAGAGGAAACTGTGGAGAACATACGGGAACGTGCTCCGCATTGGTTCAAGTTGAACAACCGCCTTGTGACAAAAGAGGACTACGAGTTCTTCATAATGAACGAACCTTCCATCAACGGCATGTTCAACTCCGTGAAGGTGATGAACAACTGGGAATACGCCGCAACGTTCTACCGATGGTTGAACCAACTTGGCGTGACAAAGCACAACAACCCAAGGTTCTACCTCAACCCCGCAAGGTTCACGAAGTATGGCGGCGCGTCATTGTCCGACGCCGTTGACTCCAACAACGTATATGTTTGGTACATAACCAACTTCGGAGACGTTTCTGACATCAACTACGACCAGATGGTTCAACGTTGCAAGTCCATGATGGTTGACATAAAGGACTTGTGCCACGAACCCGTGTTTTTGCCAGCCTTGCCAATACGTTGTGAAATTTCCAGCGTTCCGGAGGAAATGGCAAAGCAATATCTTCAATCAAACCGTTCCACAACTGTTCCGCAAATACGCAAGGAGGACGATACAACTTACGATGCTTCATGGTTGGAAATCCGCGTGAACGACGACTATTCCATATCGTCATATGAAGTGATTGAGCGCGTTTGCTCATTGTTCACGTACTTCTTCAACGTGAAGAACAGGCAAGTTGGTTTCGGCTCCTTCAACACAAACGACATCGTGAACCTCATAATGGAGAAAGTGCCGGCCATTTCCGACATATACACTGTGTATCAATCTGGATTGAACGAGAACCCAACATACACGCATGGCATTTCAATGGCATCTTTCACCACAAACACCTCGCTCATAAACCTTGGCGACGACTTGAAGATTCACAGTGGAAACATCAGCCTTGAACCTTTCATGTTCCCGGTTCTCTACACCAACACGGAATACGAATTGCGCAAGAGAATAAGGGTGGTGAACAAGAACATCAACATCTTGTCAAGAAACAACTATTGATTGCTTTTCCATATAAAAGCAAAAGGTC